GCGATGGCCTGTTGGACTACATCCCGTACTTCGTCCATGTTTATGGATGAGCCACCACCCAGTGCATCTTGGATGGCTTTCAGTTGTATCTCAGCAGCAGTCAGAGCATGCGCTTGTGGCGCTGGTGCTGGTGCTGGTGTGCCAAGGATAGCCATTGGATCACCACCCATTTGCTCCACCCATGATTTGAGCTGTGCTTGAGATGCATCTGCGATCTGGCGACCTGTGATGCCCAGTGTGATGCTTGCGTTATTTGTGCTGCTTGTTAGGTACTGGCGTAGTTTAGCGTTATTGTTCATATTTGTATTTCTCTATGTGGTATTGTTAGTTGCTGATGGTCTCATCAGTGGCAGAGATACTGCCAGACGCACTCAGTGCGTTTCGACCTATTGAAAGGCAGTCGGACATTGCTAGCATCCGACCACCTGTTGCACTGTGTCGCTCAGTGTATCGCATTTCTCCATGCGGGAATCTGTACTTTCTCGGCTGCTTACATTAAGATCAGTCTAGCTGATCACCTAGGTCATTGCGGGATTCCTGTGCATTGTATGTCCGCAGCACTCAGCGGTGGCATTGCCTCTCGGCGTTGCCAAACTTTCAAAGAACAAGCCACACAATACCATGTAGCTAGCTAGTCTGGCGATGTTTATTTTCATTATTTTTTAGGTGGCTCGGAGCCCAGTGTCAGAGCTGCATGGATCGAATGCAGAGTTAAGGAGTGCATTCTATTGAGCCCAAACTGCTGGCAAATTGACACCATAAAGACAGGTAGGTAGGTAGACAGGTAGATAGGTAGATAGGTTGGTATAAGTAGATACTGCTGTAATCCATTTCCACTGCGCTAAGGATAAACTCCACTCATAAGGATAAAGACAGACACAGAGGTAATCACGTAGCATTTGTAGCTAGCTACGTATCATAAAGTCCATAGTAACCCTTGGTGGTCAACGACTTAGCTATAGCTATGCGGATCGGACGAGGATTGCGCTGGGAATGCAGATGGGGGGAGGGGGTTCAACAAAGTTCGTTCGCATTTTATCTTATATATATAAGACACCCCACAAAAAAATTCAAAATCCATGCGCCCGTAAAGACCTTGACATCCAGAGTAATATAGCACTCACTGGGGAAATGATGACCTCCCCTATATCTGCCCTTATTTATATATTGTATGTATACTGGTATAGGTGTTGCAAATTTGCAATGGGTTATTGCAAAACTGCAATAGGGCCCTGTTGCAAAAATGAAATAGGGTACACTAGTTAAATGGATAATAAAGAAGAGAAAGACGCACTGATGCAAAGCATCTCCTTGGCTATTGTGGAGATCCAGAAGGATAAGGAAGTGCACAAGACCAAGAGCCTAAGTCGGCATAACCCAGAGAAGGTTGCTAGGATTCTATACCTGCACGCACTGGGTTGCTCTCAGACTAATATGATCCGCAAGCACGGTATCTCTAGGAGTACCATTGTGCAGGTGCTAGTGGATTACTCGGATCACACGAACTCCTTTAGGGAGCTAGGGGGACAGCTTTCCGCTAGGAGTTACGTCAACCTAGAGTCCCTAGAGGAGGATGTCATTGATGGCCTAAGAGTAAAGCTCGACAATGGGTATGAGCCAGAGTTCAAGGACCTAAAGGAGATTTCAATTGCCAAGGCAAACTCCCAGAGACAAGCAATGACAGCCAGAGGCGAGGCATCCCACGTAGTGGATGTGAAGCAGGTGTATACAATGGATGACTTCAACGATACCCTGAGTGCCGCTAGGGATCGCATACAGGAGCTAAAGCAAGCGGATGTAATTGAAGTAGAGGATTAATATGAATAGACACCACGAAGCACTGAATGAATGGCAGCTAGCAACTGACCATTGGATCGAACTGACCCTAGCGAAGTATCACGAATGGGACTCCGATGACCTAACTCAAGTCTTTATGCGTGGACCATTCGCTGGCTGGAGCGAGCGCATGGTTCTGGAGTTAGCGATGAAGATGGATGATGCAAACAAGAAAGTACCCAGACATAAATTATGAAGATAACAATTGAACAGCACGAAGAAATTATTTCGCTTAGCACTCAAGGTGATGACCTAACTACGAATGAAATTGCAGAATTGATGTCCCGTATGTGCCACGCCTTGGGGTATCACTCAAAGAGCATAGGTGAAGCATTCTATCAAATTGGCAACGATATGGTCGAAGCAGATGAGCACTAAGGGAAGCGGTCCACGCAAGGGACACAATCAAGAGAAGCAGCGTAAGAACTACGATGATATCGATTGGTCAAAAAAAACCAAGTCAAAGAAAACCAAGCCCAAATCATGAATCCCATTATATTTTATTTTACAGTTGCAGCCTTCTGGTTCCTTTGCTCCATCGCATCCCTAATGCTCCTAGTGGATTTATTTTAGATAATGGAATTAGTATTTACACCGCATCCCCTAATAGAGGCCCCTACGGACGAGGAGATCCTTATCCTAGGGCAGAGTGACCCCAGTGTTCTTGAAGAGCTTCACAGGGCACGTGAGGGCCTTATACGGGCATCACAGGAGGATCCCCTTCGGCATGGTTTCGACCTAGATGGTTGGGCAAGGATTCGTAGTGGTGTACAGGAGTACAATGAAGTGCTGGCATTGGGTGGGAATCGCAGTGGTAAAACCACGGGGTGCGCCAAGCTAGTGATGGAGGCCGTAACCCAGAACACAGATGGTCACGTTGTGTGCTTCTCTCAGAATGCAGATACATCCATTAAGGTGCAGCAAGCGGCAATCTGGGATATGATGCCCAAGGAGTTCAAGAAGAAGACCAAGAGCATTGAGGGCTACATTAACTTCTCTATGCAGAATGGCTTCACGGCATCCTCCTTTATCTTCCCAGACACTAGGACCCGTGTGGACTTCAAGACGTACACGCAGTTCAGTAACAACCAGACCATCCTAGAGGGCTTCCAGTTCGGTTTTAAGGGTAACCCCGCCCTCAACGTTGGTGCGTGGCTTGACGAGTACCTAGGGGACGCTGCTCTCGTTAATACCCTGCGCTTCCGATTGGCAACGCTGAACTCCAAAATGCTCTTGGGGTTTACTCCCATTGACGGATACACACCCTTCATTGCGGACTACCTAAAGAATTGCAGGACTCTAGCTACACGCCCCGCAGAACTCCTGAACAATGAGGAGGTTCCAGTGGTACAATACTCCCCGCTTAGGGACGCAAGCATCGTGTACCTGCACTCCGACGAGAACCCCTTTGGAGGATACGAGCGGATCAAGAAGGATCTAATGGGTCGCCCCGAGGAAGAGATTCGTGTGCGTGCCTACGGTATCCCAGTTAAGAGCATTACATCCCTACTGCCCCTATTCTCAACGGACGTACAGGTGCTGGGCGACGAGGAGAATGCCAACGGGATGACGTTCCCCGACATCTCGGATAAGTCGGAGTACACCTGCTATCAGGTAGTTGACCCCGCAGGAGCAAGGAACTTCTCTGCTATTTGGGCAGCGGTAAATGAGTTCGGGGAAGTGTACATCAGTAGGGAGTGGCCAGACCGAGCTAGCCACGGGGAATGGGCATTGTTCGGTGAAAGATGGAAGTACGGTCCAGCAGCCAAGAAGATAGGTTACGATGTGCAGGGGTATTGTGCACTCTTCGATGAGATAGAGGAGGAGATGGGCGTTGAGGTATTTGAGCGCATTGGGGACTCCAGATACTTTGCTAGGGAGAATGAGAACAACTTGGATCTCTTTGCATCCTTCGCTGAGTTTGACTTTCACTTCGTTCCCTCCGATGGTAGGCAGGAGATCGTAGGTATACAGGCACTGGACGAATGGTTCTCATACAATCCAAACTACGAGCTGGATTCCGCTAATATGCCCAAGTGCTTTATTCATGATTCCTGTGAGAATCTAATCGATAGCCTAATTAACTACAACGCACAGGGCAAGTCCGATGAGGCACTGAAGGATTTCTTTGATCTAATTCGGTATTTGCGAATGGCGAATGCTGGGGATGGACCAATTCACTACACGGACACTGACTTTCAACAGACCAGAACAACAGGAGGATACTAATGAAACAAAAAGAATTAGCTGAAATATACGGGGTAACAGCACCCAAGATTGGCGTACTGCGCAAAAAGCTCTGCGATGCAGAGGACTACTGCGAGAAGACCAAGGAACTCACGGAGAGCGGTGTAGCTAAGATAGCTAGCTACTTCGAGAAAAAGGATGATGCTATTATTGAGCCCAAGTTTGTTCGGGTTCAAGCCCTACAATCTA